TAATTACATGGGGTAATTATGGCTCCTAGAACGAGCTAAAGGAAATAAAATGGCAAAGTTAAAAATTCAAAAAACAGGTAATATTGATGTTGGTATTCCTGCACAAACAGAGGTAGGCAATATTGGTGTCGTTGGTGGTGCTAATGGCTTAGGTGCAGTCAGTGGTGGTAATACAATTCTTTGTGTTGCTAACATTGAATATTCAACAGGCAGTTATGCAGCAGGTGATGCATACATTGTACGACAAAAAGGTAAATCAAAGTTCTTAGTTGCAAACACTGCAGATCCTACACAAACACAAATTTGTATTCTTGTTAATGAAGCAGATGCAAACGTTGCTAATTTAACATCAGGACAAATGGCAATCCAAGGTATTGATGCTTCAGCAGCAAATGTTGCAATCTTTAGTATTATTAACTCACACGCTGAAGGTTTTGCACCTGATTATGTAGACAGTAATAATATTGGTAATATGGCAAATGCAACCGCATATCATGTTTCATTTGTTGCAGCAAATGCAACACCACAAACAGGTTCTAACTTAACTATTCTCCAAATTCCAAGTCAGTAACCAACAAGATATGCAAACAAAAAACCCACTTTATAGTGGGTTTTCTATTTTATAGCATCATGTATCAATGCTATTTTTTGTTGAATAATATTGTAATTCAACGTATTAAATAAACCACGATGTAATGGTTTAGGATATAATTGACTATCACACCAACAATATCCTAAATGCTCATTATTTAACGTAGGTATAAACTCATTACTCACAAACGAATAAAAAGTATGATAAACAAACCGTTTGTCATCACTTGTAAACTGCTCAATAGGAAATAACTTTACTTGGTCAGGCCAATATCCTATTTCTTCTAAACATTCACGCTGTAATGCATCACGTAAACTCTCACCACGCTCTACCTTCCCACCAGGCAACCCCCAAGTATTAATTTTTTTGTCGTTGCGCAGTAAAAATAAATGTCTATTGGTGTCTTGTGCGCAAAATAATATACCTACACTATTGTTCAGTTTGTTTATATAACGATGTTCCATGAACCTTGATTGTAAAATCCCTCAAACGATTTAGTCCAACCTGTTTCTCTACCATACCTATATTGTACACTAGTATACAAATTGACTACCCATTCAGGTGTTGTAGAAGCTTGACTATCAAATGATACTTCCCATGCTGTGCCATTATACTCAATAATATCATTTTGGTTAGCCATAATATCTCCCCAAGCACTTGCCATATTGTAAGTCGTTGTTGATATGACTATACCATTATCTAAGTTAGCAATGGTTGGGTTATCTATAGTTATCGTGTTTGCAACTGTGTCTACAGAAACTATCTTTGTATCAACACTAAAAATTGATTGTAATGTAGAATTTCTTGCGCTCACAATACTATCAATCCAATTTGCTGATGCAGATAAGTTTAATCCACTGACTGAAATCACAGTAGCACCTGCAGGAAGCGTAGCTAATTCACTACATACTAAAACTTGTGTTTGATTATTACCCATACTATTGGTTATTAAATACCGTGTTCCTGTTGTTGGCGCAGGTAAATTCAAGTTTGGTGCTTGTGACAGTGGGTCAACTACACGGTCAATTGCCTCTAATGTATTAGCAGGAATTGTATCAGGATTTAAATTAAAATTCAATAAACGATCATCCAATGGATCATATGCAATCGTACCCATGATTTCTGTATCCATAAATGGATTTTCAAGGGTAATCATAGAGATGCCTGGACGGATAGTGCCATATAAATTCAATACTGATTTCCAATAAATGCTTGTATTTGGGCTTGACGGTAAATCTAAATTTGCATTACTTGGGTACTCAGGTTCTTTAGCAGGTAATATTTGTAACGTATTTCCTAATAATAACACTTGGTAACCATATGGACTAACTTTCTGTCTAGTACCAAGTAATAATTCATCGTCTTGCATGTCACTTAATGCATGACCTTTATATATACTATTAATAACTTTATAGATAATACCAAGTTTTTGTACTTTAATTGGGCTTGATATCCATATAGGCATGTAAAACTTCCATGTCATAATATCAATAGGGTTAGCAGTGCCAATAGGAATGGTTCTACTTGTCCAATTTAAACTTTCTTGATAAACCACACTCAACGAAGTCCAATCAATAAAATTATCTGTACTTTGTATTTCTAATGATGGATTAAACAATACACCTAATTGTTCAAACAACTGCATTTTTTGGTTATAATTACTTGTCCAAAAATCTACAGTAACACTTAAACGATATGGAACAGGCATTAAACGTTTTACAGAAAATGCTTGCCCTTGCGTAGTCTCATATTCCTGTGTTTCTGTGTTATAAGTTCTTTTTCGTACATCCAAATTATCTACAAAATAAGGATCTTGTGTGCGATTTTGTTCATACGTCAAGCCACTTACATAGTACGTAATTTGTGGAACAGTTGGCATATTGCTAGGACTGTTGTTATTAACAATGTTAGCAACGTTGCGACTTTGGTCACCATACATTATAGGAACACGTTTTAGAATAGGATTACCCGCAGGGTCGTACCCATCCTCAACATACCAATTGCTTAAAATTTTAGCAAATTGTATGAGGAATCGTCTAACTTGCTTATCGTAGAAAAACTCTGCCAATTTATTGTCCTTTACAAATCAGGTTGAATATTTAGCGCATTACTTAATGATTGGCGACTTGGGATAAATCCACCATCTGTTGTCTGTACAACTTGGTCATTATTAATAAATGAACTTAATTGTGATTTATCATCCACTGTAAATCCTGTAGTAGTACGCACGTTTTGGCTAATTTCTACCCATAATATGCCATCAAACCTGAATAATTTTTGTGGCAAATAATCAATACGTAAGAAATAATCACCTTGTTTTGGTGCAGCAGGAAACTGTATACCTACACCTGTTGCTTCACCGTTAGGAGCAGTGCCATTTCCTGAATTATAACCTGCTATGTAACCAAACCCAACAGGTGATACACGTTTGATAAACGTAAAACGTGGGTCATTATCAGCACGATAATCTGCTTCTTGTGTTACAACTCCTGTAAAATTAGATGATACAATGATTACTTGTCCTGTTTCAATAGGATTTTGTAATGGTATATTAATTTCTACAGTTTGACTATCTATAATGTTTATAATTCTTGTATTAGGTAAAAATGGCTGTAACAATGCCCCAGGCGTATCTACAATCAATAGATCAGACAAATCATTAGTTGTGTTTTGAATATGTAAAATAGTAGAACCACGTGTGTTTAAATTACCCTCTGCCTTTACTTCAAAACGTAAATATTGGTCAGCATTGATATAGGTATTATCCGCAGTACCGTACGGACCTGACACAGGTCCTATCACTTGTGCAGCTAATACAGGTGTACCACTAACTTGCCCACTTCCTGTTGCCAATCGTTCAGGTGCAAGAGATGACTTTTGTAATGTTACCGCAAGAAACTTTTCTAAATTTTTTGCATTGATCTTTGACAGTTTTGCCATTTCTTTAAAACTATCTAACGATGCAGCACTTATTCGCACTACTGCACTTGCCATTGAATAAAATGGACTAGAAACATAGTCTATAGTGCCTAATGTAGGTGTAGGTGCTCCGTTATTAGTAATAATATTTACAGGTGGAGCAGGTTGTCCATCATCATAAGTTGGTACAACATACAATTGTTCACGGTTGTAGCCACCCTTTGGAACTAATCTAGCAGCTTCAGCAAGATTAGCGTTGTTAATTTGAATATTTTTATTGTATGTTGATATAATATCTTTAAGTTGTTGTTGTGAACTTAATTCCCAATAAAGTGGGTCAGGTGGAGCAATACCTGCAGGAACAGGTTGGATTGGTGTATATACTTTATCACCATACATCACAGTATACCCTACCTCATACGATATCGTTTCATTCCAATCGCCCATAAAGTTATCCGTGTTAATTGGTTGGCGTAAAATATCTGCAAATTCTTGACTATCCACAAGAGGTTCAGCTTTAAGTCGCCATAAGTGTGGAAACCATGTTTGACTAAAACCTTCGCTTGCAAAATTTCCATCAGTAACTTGATAAAATCTACGTAAACCTACAGGGATAGTTTCATTAAGTGGATGATAATCAATAAGGTGTGGTAATTCTAATACATCACCTACCATTAATTTTCTTCCTAGTATATCAATCATATCATTATAATGTACAGTAATGAAAATAATGTCGT